ACACGCACTTCTTTGCCGCCGATGAATTCGCGGAACACGCCGCCTTCAATCGAGATACGGCGATTGCCACCGCCACCACCTGCAATGGTGCTTGTCAGGGTGTCTTCCACATCACCCAACAGGGCGAGGGCGGCGTTAGATTTATTTCCAAAAAGGCTCAGTTCAGACATGTCGTTCTCCAGTTAAATATCTTTGTCAGGGTTTGTGAAGTCAAGTTCGAGTTGAACTTGGGATTCTTCGGCTTGCTCGGGTTCAATCAAGGTTAAGTCGTCCTTGGGTTTTGCAGACAGGGCTTGCACAACTGCGGACACGTTGAAGCGGTAGGTGTTACCGATCTTCACGTATGTATCCGTAGGGATGTAGCCTTGGCGCAACCAAGCACGAATGGTCGAGACTGAGACCGTAAAGTGCTTGGCCAACACTTCGATTGGCACAAACGGTTCTTGGCTCATTACTTCCTCCGTACAGTGATGCTGTATTCGCTGTCCACATTCAGCCCCGGTGGTAGCAAGTCGGGGTGCTCTTCAAGGAACTGTTTCATGTTCCCTTGGTGCAAACGCTTTTCCAGCAGGTCGGGGGCGCTGTGTTCAACGATGAACTTGCCCATCGACTCCCAGTCATTCGTCCAGTAGCTTGTACGCACTGTGCGGTAGAACAGGCCCTCAGCAGTTTTCACGCTGTCGAGATTCTGCTCCTTGCAGTAGACCAGCAGGGCGGCTTTCACCTTTGCCATTTGGTCCTTGAGCTTCTTCTCCTCGGCTTCAAAAGCCGATTTGAGTTCGCTGTGCTTGGCGTTCATTTTCAAATACACCTTGACCAGCTTGTCCACCGGGATGGTGGGTGGCTGCGGTGCTTCAACTTCGTCTGTCATTTCGTTCTCCATCAGTTGTTGGAATCTACAGTATAGTGGCTTTTCCTCCCTTATTCAAGTATTTCTTTGTAAAGTTCAACAAGTTTTGTGTTTACGTCAATTTTGTTATCGAGTAAGTTGTAAACGTGTCTTTCTACACCAGAGCCCGCGAGTTGGACCACCGTGGTGGGGTGGCGTTGGCCCGAGCGATGCACCCGGGCGTTGGCTTGTGCGTAGGTCTCCAGCGAGGATGTCGGCCCCCACCAGACCACCGTGTTGGCGGCTGTGAGCGTGATGCCGTGGGCGGCGGCTTGGGGCTGGATGACAAGCACTCGGGTCGTCTGGTCGTTCTGGAAGCGGCTGAAGATGTCGTTGCGTTTGCCAGCGGACACGTCCCCACTGATCACCTCAGTCACCACCCCGTCAGCGTTGAGCTTGTCGGCGAGGATAGTGATCACGTGCTTGAACGGTACAAACACCAGCACCTTCTGGCTGGCCTCGTCGATAACTTCTTTGAGGACCGTGTAGCGGTTCTTGATGTCGAACTCCAGCGTCTCGCCCGTGTCTGAGTACACCGCACCGCAACTGATTTGCAGGAGCTTGGACATGTTCACGGCGGCGTTGGGCGCAGTAATTTCTTCCCCTGCGGCTTGGATGACCATGCGCTTCTTGAGCAGGTCGTAATACTTCTGCTGTTGCTTGGTCAGTTCGATGCGGCGCTTGACGTACGTCATCTCCGGCAGGTCAAGGCACTCGTCCTTGGTAAAGCGGATGGCGGGTTGCAGGGCGTTGAACACCGTGGTGTTGGCGTTCTCTTTGGGTATCCAGCGGAAGTTGGTCAGCTTGACCATCACCTGATCGCGGAAGGTGCTGTAGAAACGTGGCACTGCTTGGGGACTGACCATCTTGGCAAGGCCGTATGCGTCCAGTGGGGACTGCGCGGCAGGGGTGCCTGTCAGCATCCAGAGCCATGTGTCAGGTTTGAGCAGGGAGTTGAGCACCTTCCAGCGTTTGGTCTGTGCGTTCTTGTATGCGTTGGCCTCGTCCACCACGATGAGGTCGAACCCACCGTTGGCGATCTCGTCGGCCACGATCTCCACACCGTCAAAGTTGATGATCACGAACTCAGCGGGACCCTTGATGACCGCACTGCGTTTGTCCTTGGCACCGTGTGCGATGTCAACCGAGCGGTGCATAGCAAACTTGAACAGGTCCACGCGCCACGCTTGGTCCATGATGGACAGGGGGCAGATCACCAGCACCCGACGGATGCGCTTTTGCGCCATCAGGTAGTCTGCGGCCCAGATCACTGAGCCAGTCTTGCCCGTACCTTGCTCATTGAAGCAGAACGCACGGCGGTTGAGGGTGAGGAATGCGGCAGTTGTTTTCTGGTGGTCGAACGGTTTGTACTGGCCGGGCCACTTGTACTGCCCAAGGATTGGGGAGGGGACGTTTCTGATCTTGAGGTTACGCAGTACTTGCGCCTCATCGAGCCCCCACTTCACGACGACCTGCTGGCCGTCAGCAAGCACTTTGCTTTTCGGAATGACAGTTGTCACCCGTTGGGGGTTGCGTAGTGTCAGCAATAACGCCTTGTTGTCAATGATTTCCACTCGTTCTCTCTTCGTTGTAATAGCACATTAGGCGAGGTGTGGTCTACACACCTCGCCCTCAGTGAAAGGAAAGCCATCATGAACTCAATTCGACGCGGTTAAAGGGGCCGTTTTTTGTAGCCCCGGTTGCCCCACTCACGCCTTACGGACAACCTATTGGAATCAAATTTAACGCACCAACCAGCGCACGTCAAGAGGGTTTTTTACCACCCGGTTCGCGGGGGCTATGCCCATTACGTGAACGGTTCTTAGAAGGTGCCACCAGACGTACACCGTCCTTGTTGGTGCCACCCTTGGCCAGCATTTTCACGTGGTCAATGTCTTTGCCCTCGCGCTTGTCAGCCTTGCCGTTACCGTTCTTATCAGGGGAACTGGCATCCATCGCACGACGAGCGCGTTGGCGTTCCATGCGATCAGCATGTTCGCCACGTTCCTTCTGCTTCTGGTACTCGGCTTTGTAGGGGCGGGGTGATTTGGTGTAGGGCATTTTTAATTCCTTCCGTTGTGTGGACACGACAGAACAACACAGTGTTTCTTGCACAGTCCTGACGGGCGGGGGTTCCACACGTCTGAGGTGTATGCAAACTTCATGCGATCATAATCCCTGAGCCACTTCTGCCACAAGACGGGTTCGTCGCCCTTGGTGTACTTGGCTTTGGGGAACTGCTTGGCGATGACAAACAACAGGCCAGCCTTGACAGTGTGCACCTGCGGGAAGTGTTTGAACACAGCCAGCGCCATCAACTCCAACTGCCCGGTGTCGGCGTACTTGGCCGACTTGCCCGTCTTGTAGTCCAGCACACGTGCAGTGCCGTCATCCTCTAAGATGATCAGGTCAGCGATGCCGCGCCACCACACGTTGGGGTCCTTGAACCCGCACGGCTCCAAGTTCTCGGTCAGACCCATCTCGTACTCGCACAGCTTCTGGCCCGGGCGAGCTTTCAGGTTGTCGAGCGATGGCTTGGCGTACTTGAACTCTGGGGGTAGGGGTGTGCCGTCACGGATGTAGAACTCAGCCGCCTCGTGGAAACGAGTGCCATAAATCAGGTGCTCAGCGTTCTGATCCTCCTGAAAGTCTTTGACAACCTTCAAGTGGTAGAACTTCTTTGGGCACTGCTCGAACGTCTTGATCGAGGAAAAGGACCATGCGGGGATTTTCATACGCCATTCGTCTTTATAACGTACTGGTCTTTAACGCTGACCTTCGGTGCGTTTTGATATGCCTGCATGCGGGCTTGCTCCATCTCCATGTACGCGCGTTTCTCTTCCATCTCCATGCGCATGCGGCGCTCTTGGATGGCTTCGGTGCGCATCTCTTTGAGGCGGCTGATTGCAGTGATGATGGCAATGCGCTCGTCCTCACTCCACGTTGCGGCGTTGGCTTCTTCGTACAGTTCAGCGATGCAACGGTTGAGCATGCTTTGTTCACCCTGACGGATGATTTCCACAGGGCTCAGTGAGGTAGTCAGGGTGTTGCTGGCGATGTTGCTCATCCCCAGTGTTGTGGCATAGCCACGGTCAGTTTCATACATATTCGTTCTCCTTAGCAGTCACCGTAGCTTTTGCCAGCCCCGGCTTCACAGTTCAACGGAAGGCCAGTCGCCCATGCGGGAACCCAGCGCATGCTTTCTTCGACATACAGCTTGGCCTCTTCCACTTCGATGTCACGGCACACAATCGCAATCGCGTCATGCACTGTCAACACCACCTTGTAACGCTTGCCGATGCGGAGCATCTGCTCAGCGATGATACAGCGCGCAATCGCTTGGCACACGTTCTCAATGACCTTACCACCGTAGATGCGGGTGCGTCCTTTGCGGGTCTGGTAGTGGAACTCGATACCCTTCTCAGTCTCGGTGAAACGCAAGTCGTCGTAGCGGAGCAACAGCCCACTCGGTAAGCGGATGGCGGTCTCCTCGGGCACCACCTCCAGCACACCGGCGCGACCCATCGGAGCCGAGTCACCCCGTGACATGTTCACCAGTGCGTTCTGAGCCTGACGCCACAGCGCGGACACACGGTCGTTGGTGCGACGATAAATGTCGATGATGCGACGCGCTTCTTCCAGAGTCACGGTCACACCCATGGACTGCAACTGCGCTTGGAACTTCGCGGCACCCATGCCGTAACCCGCACCGAGAATTGTGGTCTTACCCACAAAACGTTCGTCCTTACTGATCTCGAACTCGGGCTTGCCGTAGATGGCTGATGCCATCTTCTTGTACACGTCCTTACCCTCGGCGAACGCTTCCACCAGATCGTTCTGTCCGGCCAGCCATGCCAGCACACGCGCTTCAATCTGTGCGGAGTCAGCGTCGATCATCGTGTACCCGGGTGGGGGAACGATGGCCTTCTTGAGCATGTTGGCGTTGGAGCCACGGCTTGGCAAGTTCTGGAGGTTGATCTTGTCATCACCACCAAAGCGGCCAGTGTGCGCGGCGTAGTAACGAATCGGTACAGGCAAAGCACCACGCTCGGCGATGTCAATGAAACGTTGGGTGCGTGTTTCTTCGAGGGTGGACTTGGTGCCCAGACGAGCCGCCACAAGAGTCTGCACCGCCAGATCATGGTGGTCCAGCAGGGCCTTGAATTCTTCATCACTCTTGGCAAACGCGTAAGCCATTTTGCCCGTGGCAGGACTGACCTTCATCGGTGGGTTGACGCCATGCAGACGGAGCATCCCTGCAAACTTCTCATTGGACATGAGTTCAGCCTTGTCAGCACCAGCGGCAGTCAGCAGGTCTTCCTTCTTTGTCTTCACCTGCACCAGATGTTTCTGCAACAAGTCCTTGTCCAACTCCAGACGCGGTTCGATGAACATGCGCAGTGTCAGGTCAATGATCTTGAGTTCCTGCTTGGGAAACCCACGGGCCATCTTGTTGAACAACTTGTATGTGAGGTCCACGTCATTGACGCAGTAGTCACCGTAACGTGCGAGGTCTAGTTCGCTGAAATCGGCGCGACGTTTACCAATCGCGTTCAGGACTTCCGTACCTTTCTCACCCAGCCTGTAACGCTCAGCCAAGGCTTTGAGTGAGCCACCCACCTCAACACCATGTAAAGCACGACCCATGCAAAGAGTGTCAAGCCACACACGAGGGTGAACACCAAAGCGCCAACCCAAAATAGCACCGTCGAACAAAGTGTTGTGAGCCAAGACCATCGAGTCAGCCCAGTTGAATGTGTGTAGCCACTGCTTGATTTGGTTATGCGTTCCACTCGCCCACTCCGTTGGTTGATTGTTGACCTTCACACCCACGCCAATGACTTCAAACAAGTCAGAGCGTACGTATTCCTCAGTCGTGATCTTCGACAGCGAGTAATCGCGGTCGTAGTAAGTTTCAAAGTCAATCGTGATCAGGTCCATCTAGTTCTCCGTTCCGTTCTATAAAAATATCCATCAGCAACGTAGCGGCCTCCCGCAGTCGATGCTTCTCTGCCTCGCAGTAATCGGGTAGCCCATCGGCGTACCCATTTACCCATGCAGATGTTGTTAGGTACTTCAGATCATTCACCCCAGTCCCCGCGCTGAACTTCTTTGAGTTTCTTGAGGTAGTGGAGGGCTTTTTGGGCGTCGTCATCGCTTCCTTCTTTCTTGCCTTGGCGCATCGAGTATTTGATCACGTTGCCTTTGAGGAACCCAATGAATTCCTCTGGGGTCAGTACCTCTTGCATCACGGCCCAAGGTTGAACGGTCATGTCTTTGTAGTGGTTGCCGCCCACTTGCATGTCATCGGCTTTCATGTCAGTCCTTTCGTTGTTGCAGTAGCCATTGGGTTGCTTTGATAGCCGCCTCGCTGTTGTTATGTTTGTCTGGGTGACACAAGAACAACAAGCGACGTAGCATCTCGGGGTCGATAGGTGCGCTCACGCGCACGGTAGGGGGAGGGCGCGGACTGCGATTCCCAGACGCACCGACCTTCCAGCAAGGTAGGCACAGCTTCTTCCATGCCTCGTCCTCGTTGCGCGGGAACGATACGCCACAGCGGGAGCAGTAAGCGGTCATCACAGCAGTGCATCCTCACCCTCGGGGTACTTAGGTGCCTTCTGCGTTTTGGGGAAGCGGCTTGGCTCCAGCCGAGTGAACGGCCACCACGCCATCAACTCTTGCTGAGTCAGTATGTGCGAGGATGAGTCCGAGGATGTTTTCGCACTCGCGTTTACGGATGCGGTGCACGGCTTCCCCCGTTTGTATGTATCTGCGTTTATGGTCATTGAGTCTTCTCGTTACTATTTCTTCTGGCGTCATGCCACCACCCCGTACGTGACTCCGACATCAATCCCACCGTAGTAACCGTTGTGCTCGTTGTGATTAACCAGCACGATCTCACCGACAGAAGTTGTCACCACCACGTAGTTGATCTCGTGGCACTCGCCATCGTCGTCATCACCTGTGCGCTCCAACACCGGGATCGGCATCTCACGCACCTCGATGTTCAGCAGGGTTGCGCCCACGTGATCTTCGAGCTTGTCATCACACGTCATGTAGCGGCTCTCACAGCATGACTGTCCGCTGTCCGTGATGCGGATGTACTGCTGTCCCAGACGGATGTGCAGTTCGTCCTTATGGGTGGAGTCCACGGCCCCAGCCAGCGCAATACCTGTGATCTTCTTATTGATCACCTTCATAAATGCCTCAAGGCTCGTGCCTTCAAGGTTGCATGTCATCAGCATCATTTCTGTATCTCCACAATAGGGCGCATCTTCCGTGCGCGGTACTCACCTTCGACGAGGGCGAACGCCTTCTCCATGTCCTTGATAGTGATGACTTCCATCTGGGCGTCATGCAACTCCATGACTGTGTTGAGCGCGTTCATCTCGCCAGCCTTGAGAATAAATTTTCCAGTCTCTATGCCACGCTTGCCCACGGTATGGAGGGCGTCAAGCCC